TAATTCCTTTTTTATTTTTAAATTATTAGATACTGGAAAAATACGGTTACCGCTTAAAGATTGAAATCCTAAGGCTTCCAAAATATCTTGTACTTGTCCCCCGATTTCAATATTGATAGTTGGTTGATTGTCGATGTAAGTTACCTCGGAATTGTTTAAATGAATTAAAACGCCAATCCTTATGAAATTACGCCTTTGTGTAGCGGTTAAAGGCACGTTCGTGAAAAACAGATCTCCATTAATGTCAATAGCTACGTATGTTTGCTTTTGAGTTGTTAGATTAGGTATTGCATTAGCAATCTTAGCCGTCCACGTAACCTTTGTGTATGATGGATTGTCAGCATCAGAATGTCCATTAACAACGTAACCAAAACCTGCGGAAAGGTCAAACTTTGCAGCATTGGTATTTATCGTTAATAAACCCCCTTGGTTTAAACCTGTTGGCCCTAAATTTTTAGAGTTTGATACACCGATGTCTTGTATAAAAGCCACGGCTTTGAAAACTGTTCCATCGTGAATATGCATTCGTGCATTTTCGTCTAGCATTACACAGCCTTTAACAGCGTTTGTAATAGTAGATAATGCAGCGGTAAAAAACTTCTGCATTCCGTTTTTAAACAAAGTATAAGCGTCTGAACGGTTGCTAGCAGATGTGCCATTACCGTAGTTTACAAGTCTGTCTATAAGATTGGGTTGGGTTGCGCTTTGTGGCGTGTAATCTGTTCCGTTAAAACCTCCCGAATGTTCGGCAAATGAACGAGCAAATGTGTTACTTCCTTCCGAGTTTGAAACCTCCCCACTTGCTGTTGTAGTAGCGTTTGATGCTTTTGAAAAATTGCCGCTTGCTGTTGTGTTACCTCCTGATGCTTGTGCAAGTTGACCTGTTGCGCCCCTTGTTGTGCTTGCGCTTTGTGAAATACTTAAATCTACTGCATTATTCCCTATGTTGCCATAATTTGCAGGGTCTGCATCTTTAAGCCTGTAACCTGTTTGACCGTTTTCTGTAATTTTTACAAGTTGACCACCCGCTTCTATTGCGTCTTCAACCAACAATTCCACCATTTCATCTGTGACAACTGCGTTTTTTGCTCGTTCTTTTAAAATGTAAATTCTAAATTTAGTCCCATTTGTAACTCGGTAATAAAATATAAAAGGGTCATCATTTATTTCTACAACAGTCGGTATTGAATTAATCCAGTTTTTTATAATTGTAGAAGTAATCAATTGAAATGTTGCAACCCCAAGTTCAGCTAAAGTAATTTCGTAAAATTTATTTTGCTTAAAAGAATTTAGAAGCACCTCGTTATTTTCAACACTGTTTCCAAAAATATTAACTACTGAAAGTAAAATTTTTCCAATTGGCGTAAATGGTTGAATTGCAGTATTTGATCCAAAAGATGAAAAGCCACTAATTAATTCAAATCCATTATTAGAATTTGCTACAATTATATCTTTTCGTTCAAAATCATTAGATTCTAAAACAATATTAAATTCAAATTCTGATACGTTAGCATATGAATTATTAGAAATAAACCATTCGTAATTCAATCCAACGGTTATTGTATTAACTAATTTAGTCAAAGAGCCTAATTGAGTAAATGCATCAGGCATTCCCCCGCCGCCACCGCCTCCGCTATTTTGATTAAACGCGGGGTAACCTAAAAATTTCAAACGCTGCATTAATCCCGTGAAACTAGTAAATGTTTCCGCGCTGCCTGCTGATGTATCGTCAAAAACAGTAATTTCAGAAACTAAATACTGTTTTCTTTGACTGCCTCCTATTTCTTGTATTTGAAAGTACGGCACGTCAACTTTAACGTAAAAGTTTGACAATATAAACAGTTGACTGTCGTAATGTTCAAAAATACCACCTGATTTTTTGCGTATAATTAAAGTTGCCATTAATTTTCTGTTATATATGTTGTAAATGTAAATTCGTATAAAGTTCCATTTGGTGCAGTTCCACTATTAAGCACCAGCCCCGAACTTGTTAATGTGAGGTTTAAAATTGCTCCATTATTGCTAAAGGCTCTTATTTTTATTGGATTAAAAGCTGCTTTTGGCTTATATTGATTTTCTTTAAATGCAAATATAGATTGTGCATTTTGTGAAACTCCTGAAACATTTGTAATACGTGCCGTAATTTGAGCAACTTTGCCAACTTTTACAATGAATAAATCATAATAAAAATTATTACCTGATTTTGCTGTAAAAGTTTCGCTTGTACTATCATCTACAACAGGTTCGCTGTACAATTCATTAACGACCAAAGTATTTGCGTTTGTGTGCCTAACTTTTGTAATTTTACCAATAGCTGAAATAAAGCTATTTAATGCAGTTGTAATTTCTGTCTTTGTCATTTTATGTTAAGTATTCGTTATTTTCATAATCTTCGCCTTCATATTCTCCTTCTATAAATTCAAAATTCCAATTAAATTGAGGTGCTATTTGACCAATATTTGAAGTAAATAACGCTTCATCAAAGGTAATATAATATTTGCCAGTTAAAGCAATATTAATATAATTACCTAATAATGGCGCGGTTGCTAAATTGTTTAATATTGTAAAATTAGTTTGATTTAAAGTAGCTTCCAAAGCACCTATTTCGCTAAAAATCTTAAAACTTCCAACTCCTAAAACAACATTTTTACTAAATAGAATTGTTATCTTTTTATTTTCATTTAAAGGAATTGCACCATTTGGATAGTAACTAACTACGTTAAATTCAGGTACAATTTGAAATTTTGAAATGTATGTTTCATCAGAAAAATAAAATGTTCCGTTACAATTGTAAAGATTTGAATTTCCTTCTCTCTCTCCTTTTTTTAATACTGATTTGTCGGTGCTTCTTTTTTCATCAATAAAAACCAAATCAGATTTTAAAGCAACTGATAACGCTCTGTACGTAAAATCATTTATTAAATTAAAATCATAGGAATTTGCAAAAACCAAAGTTGGCAATTGTGATATTTTATTTGAATTGCTTTGAATATACGTACTGTTTTCCGTTTCATCGCTTAATCCTTCATATTGACCCGCAATCCTAATTGACTGAACAAATGGGGCGTTTAAATAGTCAGTGCCTTGAAACACTCCATAACCTCCATAATCAAGTCTAATGGTGTATTCTAAATCATCAGAAACAACAAAAGGATTTGAGTAAAACAGATTGCTTCCAGTTGTGTGAACAAATTTTAAAAATACATTTTTATTAAAAGTTTGACCAATTTTTACAATTTCAAAAGCAATTTGACGAATGCCGTCAATGTCAGTAAATTCATTAATATAAACTTTATCGCTAATTTCTGTTAACTCATTTTCAAAACAATCAATTAAAAAAATGTTGTAGTCTCCATTAAAAACAATATCAACATCGCTATTTGTAATCTGTAAATAAGTTTCGTTTGGATTTAATACGATAGAATCATAGTATCTACTTTTAGATTGTCGCGGGTCGCCAATTGTTTTGGCTTGCTCGAGTGTTGGCTTTAATCTTAAAAATGCTTTATCCATACTGCAAATATAAATTAATTATTTAAAGCAATTGCCAAAGCGGTTGGAGAATTATAAGTTAGTCCGTTTAGTATTACTTTATTAAACTTGGTCGGATTCATTAGTGGAATGCTTCTTTTGTCAAATATTTGCAAATATTCTCCAGTAAATCTAAACCATTCCAACAGAGAAATTACTTCTGCATAACCAACTTCATTTATAGTGATTGTTTCATTTTTAACAATCACAACAAAATCACTTTCATTACGCTCTTCGCCTGTAATTTCCATTACTCCATCCCGCCAAACCATATCTACCATTTTAGGATGTATTTTGTACATTTTATTGTTTGGGTCTAAAATCCTAACAAATCCTTTTAATAATGCAATATCTTCAATTAATTGCTTTGCAGTTTCAAATCCTATTGCTATTTTGGTGGTTATTTCGTGCTTATTCAAAATTTTTGTAGATAAATCAAAAACCTTAAAATTTTCACTTTCTTTTATTAACTCTTCGTTTTCAAATTGAGTTACCAATTCACCGTTATTTTTAAAATAAGTATTTCTTATTGCACCGTTTGGCACGTCTTTATTTATTGTAGCTAAATAGCTAGACCAGCTATCCCTTGACAAATTGCGCCTGATTGTGTATTTTAAATTTGCAAAGTCATCAGGGCTTGAAACACCTGAAATAATATTGAATCCTTCGTTTGTTCTGTTTGTGATAAACACATCGGTTAAAGGATAGTTTAGACTTATTAATGCAGTTCCTGAAAAATCACATAATCCGCTGACAAAAGTCAATTCTAAAAGCGTTGCCGAATGTTGCAGCACAGCGTATACACCAATGTTTACTCCCGATGTTATTTGTACCGTGTCGCCGTTGACAAAACCCAAAAGTAACCAGTTTATAGTGCTTGTTCCTAATATTTCTAAACGAGTGCCACTAAATAAAACCCGCATCAATAATGAGGCGGTTAAACTTCCCGTACTGTTTGCAGGAATTGCAATGCAATCTAGTAAAACTATCTTGTCGTCTGTTGACAAAGCGGTTGTGTTTTTGAGCGCGTCCCTTCGCATTTTTTCAATCAAAAACGGGTCTCTAATGTGATTTATAGAAACTTCGAGGTTATTGTCTACCTGCTCGTTTGCGTGCTGAAATTGCGCTTCTGTGTGAACTGAATCAATAGTGTTTGATTCGTCTTTGTCATCTTCAAAATTATTGTAATTGTATTCCAAAGAAAAATCTTTAAAACGATCATTATATTTTCGTATAAATACTGATTCATCTGGGGAAATATTAAACGCTCCAATATCAATGTTTGGATAAAAGTCTGGATATTGCAATATTTGTACTTTATCATTTAATATCTGATAATCGCTATTTGTTTCTTTCAAATCGTTCATTTCGTCTTTAAAAACAAAGTTTAAAGGCTTGTCGTCTTTTTGACGAATTAAATTTCCATTAAAAATAAACTGGTCTTTGAATTCGCCTGCTGCAATATCATTTGCCTCCAACTGTAGTCCTGAAATGCTTTTGATACCTTGCTGCAAAAAGTCAAAATAAGGAACGCCAAAAATAATTGAATCGATAGAAGTTGAAGTCGCTGATATTTCAATTCCTTCATTTTTAAATCCGCTAATTCCAATATTTCCCGCGGTTAAATTGCTTGTTCCTAAGAAATATGAAACGCTTATTATTAAGGCTTCGCCTATGTTCATAAAGGGGATTTCAAATTCAAAATCTTGGTCAATAATGCTAAATGAACTTGAGTTTACGTCAATTAATCTAGTTGTAGGTGTTGAGCCTGCACTTATGTAATTGCCTTCCGAGTCGTATATTAACGTTACGTATGATAAAGAAACCCTAGCATTAAAATTACTAAAGGCCGTAAAGCTTAGTTTTTTAATTTTTACTTTAATATTAGACAACAAGTTTTCGGCAAATAGGATTCTATTTGCATAAAAATTATCTCTTACTTCTGTAATCGTTAAATCAAGTCCCTTCCAAAAAACATCAAAAGGCGCTAAAGTAGTTTCTATTTCATAATTTGTAATTTGATTTGCTATCGGAATATTAATGTCATAATTAAACGCAGTGCCTGAAAGCAAAACAGTAGAATTTAATTCTTTTCGGGCAAATTTGCTGGTTTGAACTACGGGCTTTGCCTTAAGTAAAATTTTGGTTTTTGCCAAAGGCGTTTGACCATTTCCGAACGTGTCGACAAATCCAAACACATCAGTTTTAATGTCTTTTTTTCTTTCAATCAAAGCCCTAGTTGTGTCTTGCACAATTGAGCAACTGAAATACTTTATATTGTCAGTTGTGCTTTCAGATATATCTAAAAGTCCATTGTTAAAATCGTTTACAAAAAATTCAATCTTACTTTCGCTACCGTGTTCGGATATTGCTTGTAAAATTTCATCAAAACACATTGTTAGATTATTAATCACAACCCCGTTTGGCTGCATTCGCGGTTCGTCTGCTTTTTCAAAATAACCGCTAATAAATTGCAAATCTATTTGTTCAGCCCCAATGTTTTTATCTCTGCCAAATCCGTCTTTTCTTTGAGAAAGTTTAAAACTATACGCATCAAATCCGATTGGCTCGGTTATTTCTATTTTTCCAAAATTAGGACTGACAAAGTTAAGGTAGAATTTCATTTTGTAAATTTACAAAAAAAACCGTTACAATTTAATGTAACGGTTTTCTGATTTCCTTCTTGCAAATGTGAGATGAACTTTTGTATCCTTTTTTTTAATGATTATTCAAAACATCAATATCTATAAGTTCTAGGTTAATCTTCCAATTGCTGTAAAATGTTTTTTTTATAAACCGCCCTTGTTTCACGACTTACAACTTTAAACCTAATGAAATAATTTTTATCTTTAATTTTTTTATTTAAGCTAAAAAACTCATCTTTCCAAACAGTTATAATATCGCCTACAACAGGTACTGTGAAAACCTCTTGAATTATATTAACGTGCATTCTAGGGCTGTGATTGTAATATTGGTAACATATTTTTTCCATAATATTATAAATTAAAAAAGCACCTAAATAAATTAGGTGCTTTAGATTTTGTAGAGTAATATGCCGCTTCACATATTCGTTAATACAAATATAATCTAATATACCACATAAGGCATAATATTAACAAACTTTAACATTTAATTATTTTTAATAAACAAACGATTGTTTAAAACTTTTGTTCTTTGACCGTTTGAAGTTTTCCATTTATTAACGCCCCGTTCGTCAAAACTAAAACCTCCACTATTGCGATTTGTAGATTTAATTAAACGCTCAATTCCTGAATTAAAATCGTCTTTGGTCAATCCGTTGCCTTTGTTTCCTGTAATTCCTTGAGACAATAAACCTCGCATCATTTGCGTTTGCCATTGGTCGTGCGTGAAAATTTGCGTCCCTTTTGGTGCGTCCATTACAACATCTCGCCCTTGTGGCTTCATTATTTTGCCATCTGGTGTTACAATAGTTTCTTTGTAGTTTGCGCCTTTACCATCGTTTACTAACATTAATCCACCGTCATGTTCTCCACCTTGAAAAAATGCTGGTATTTGTTGGTTTGCTGCAAAAGCTAATTGAGCCAATCCAATACCTAATGTTATCGATGCCGCTATTTTCGCTCTAATAATTGAAGTAGGGTCTCCAATTATTAACTGTGATGCATAAGCGGCCAAAGTAGCTTGTGCTGTATTTATTCCAATATTGAATAAAGCTAATTTCTTTTGTGCTTCTGCCTCTCGGTTTTGAATTGCACGCCTTCTTTCGTCATATTGTTCCGTAATTGCTAATTGCGCACTAGTGCTTTCTCCAGCAAACTGCAAAGCGACTTCTTTTTGTTGTTCTAATCTTCCATATTCAGCATCAAAATTTTGCTGACTTGCGCTATTGATAAAATTAAAAGCTTCTTTTGCTACTTCTGAAATTGCTAAAAATGTAACAGTAAACTTTTCTTGCAACGAGTCCGCATCCTCTAAAAGCTTACTAAAAGTACCGTCAAAGAATATTTGTAAAGAAGACAAATTTGCATCTTGCAAAAAACCTTCTGAAAAACTTTTAATATATTCATCGGTTGCGCTTTGCAATTCAATTAAAGCCTCTTTATTTTGCTCTATTCCTTTGTTTTGCTGAACAAATTTATCAGTTGCGTTTTTTGCGCTAGTAGCTAAAAAATCTTCTGAATTTGCTAAAGCATCAACATACTTCTGGGTGTCGTCAATTAATTTTTGGTAATATTGAAACTCTTGGGTAGTGTTACTGAATTGCTTTTGAACTTCTTTTAAAACAGATACTTGATTTTCTAGTTGCTCTAAAAGGCTTTTTTGAGCCTTGTTTTGTAGTTCTATACCTTCTATTTGCTTCCTTTTTTCTTTTGTATTTTTCTTTGTTTCGTCTGTATCTGTTTTTTTAGTTTCAACTATTTTAGTTTCAACTTTTAAGCTGTCTTTTAAGCCGTTTACATAGCCTACTTGTAATGAAATTAAATTATTTAATTCAATCAATCGAGCCTTATTTGCTTCTTGCTGCCCGTTTTTTAAATTTTTATTTGTTTTATTATCCTCAATATTAGCGTTATCTGCTAATAATTGATTGAACTCGGCTGTATTTTTTGCAATTTCTTTTCTAGTTTTTATTAATGCCGCTTCTGCATATTCCTGTTTTTCGTCCGCATCTGTTATTTTTGCTAAAACTTCCTTTGCATTTCCAGTTCCTTCTTCCTTTTGCCTTTGTAAAAATCCTTTTCTTAACTTTTCGTTTGATGTAAATGCGGATGAAAGCAAAGTTAAAAATAAAGTTACATTTTTAATAGGTACTTCTAAAAAACTAGACAAAGAACTCTCTCCTTCTGCTGCCGCTAATATAAATCCATCATAAGCCGACGTTAATAATGTAAGTTGACCGCTTAAACTTTTTAATTGTTCGTCTGCCATCTTTTGAGCCGAGCCGCCCGCCTTTTCATATGCAATTCCTAATGCTTCGACTTTTGGAATGTTTTTACCTAAAATAAGTAAAGATGTTTGTGCCGTTCTACCTACTTCATCAAATGCATCCTTTACGGTTATTCCGTTTTTTGAAACTTCCCTTAATGCCTCATTAAATGGCTTTCCAGTCATTGTCAAATCGGTTAAGATACGTCTTAACGATGTACCTGCCATTGAGCCTTTAATACCGTTGTCTGCTAAAACTCCAAGTAAAGCTGCCGACTGTTCAATTGATATATTTGACGCAGACGCAACTGGAGCAACATACTTCATCGATTCCGTAAAGTTAGAAATGTCCAGTGCTGAAGTTGTAAAAGATTTTGCCATTACATCTACAACCCTTTGCATATCAGTCGCTTCATAATTAAAAGCCCTTAACGTTTGACCTGCAACCATTGCAGCCGTTGACAAATCCGTATCAACTGCCGCGGCTAATTGACTAATTGCACCGGTTGAATTTAATATTTCTTGCTCTGAAAATCCTAATTTTCCTAATTCTTTTTGCAATCCGATTATTTCAGTTGCCGTAAATTTAGTGGTTGCCCCTAATTGTTTAGCATTATCGGTTAATCCCGTAATTTCTTTGCGGCTTTTACCTAATGTTGCCGCTAAATCTGCGCTAGATTTGTCAAATTCTTTTATTGTGTCAAATGCTCCTTTTACAACGTTTGCAAACAACATTAAACCGCCAACCATTCCAAAGGCTCTCATTAGGTTTCCGATGCCTAGAATTGCTTGCTTTGGATAATTACCTACATTTCTGTTAAATCGCCCGACTGCTCTGTCTGCCGCTAAAACTCTAGTATTTAAAGATTGAAATTGAGTTTGTGCTGCCCTTAACTCTCTATTGTATTGAGATTGAGTTTGGCTTGCTGTTTTACCTCTTACAATTAAATCCTGATATCTTTTGCTTGAAATTGCTTGTTGTGCCGACAAATTAGCGTACGCACCTGCTAAAACCGAAGTTGCCTGCGCTTGTTTATTTGCGTTTTGAGTTAAAACGCGTGTGTTTATAATTTCTTCAGTAGTCTTTACATTGCTTTGTGCTTTTGCTACCGTTAAATTAACAATTTGCTTCTGTAAATTAGATACTATGGTAGCTTGTTTTTGCAAATCAGCCGTTAATTTAGCGTTATTGGTATTATTTGCGTTTAAGTCTTTTGGAGTGTTTATTTTACTTAAATTTCCGTTTGCTTTTCGCGCTTCCTCTGACAACTTAATAATTTCAGCAACCGAATTTTTTAACTTTAATTCAAGCTCTGTAAGTCCTTGAATTGCTTCTTTACTAACTATCGTATCTATTGCGTTTGCCATTTTATTAGTTTTGTTTTGCCTTTTCTTGCATTATTTTTACATATTCAATCCATTGAGCAACGACCACTTTTCTCGGGTTTATAGGCGCTATTTCCAATCCCATTTGAATAATTGCCAATTGTTTATAAAGCGATATGTTTTCTTTTTTACCATCGTCTTTTAATTCATTTTGCAATATTGCAATTTGGTTTTTTATTCCTTGCAATTCACTACTTATTCTATTGAGGTTTTCAATGTCGCCAACTACTGAATTTATTTCAGGCATTTTATAACGCCACGCTTTTAATTCCTGAATTAAAGCAAATCTTAATTCTTGACCTAATTTTGTAGGCTCAAAGCCCGCATACATTATAAAAATAATTTCTGCAACTGCTTTATATTTTGCAATTAGATTGTCAATTTTTGCCCACTTTTGTAGCTTTAATTCAAAACTTCTATCTTGCAAAGCGTTATAATATTGCTCCATTATTTCAATTTCAGGCGTGCCAATGTCAATTCTTTTAGCGCGTCCATCGTAATTTTTAAGTAACCAATTATTGTCTTGAGTAGCTAAAAATCTATCAAAATTATAAATAGGTAGTTCATCAATTGATTGGTAAATTTTCATAAATGTTTTTTTATAAAGTTATCTAAATCTGGTTTTATTATTTCGTAATTTAGCTTAAAGGCGTTTTCTTTTGTTAATCCTATTAGTTTGTTTTGGTACCCGTCAAAAAAAGACTTTTTGTCGCCTGAACCTGTACCCGTGTTTGTAATTAGCACTTTTGTTAAATCTGAACTCATATCGACTTGGAAGCTTCCTAAAAAATCGCCTGTATCAAAGAAGGTATAAGGATCTCCCGCTATTTTTAAAGGGTTAATCATTTGAGTAAACAAACTGTAAACTCCTGAAAAAACACTACTTTTATTTTTTAGCATTAATCCATCAGTACCAATACTATTTTCAAATTGATTAACGTTTAAATTTATAATTTTGTTTTCATTTCTAGCAACAGAATTTTCAGTTTCGTTTAGAATATTATCCCTGACAAATTGGACTTTTCGCAAATAATCGTTAATCGTTATCATAAGACAAATTTACACAAAAAAAGCCGTACAATTTGAACGGCTTTTAAAATCATTATTTTTATCATTACGAAACAATAACTCTTGCAATATCGGATTTGTACAAAACACCACCAATATTAATCGCTATTGAATTTGCCAAAGTAGAAGATGCTAAATCTACCGTGTAAACTCCCGCGCTCGCGGCTGCAATTGTTAAAGCTACTTTTCCATTAGCATAAATCAAACCACTTGGAGTAACTACTACATCGTCTTTTTTCACTAAAACATTTGACAAAGTTAATCCCTCAACTAAATGCGTTCGATCTAATAAAGTTGGCTTAAAAGTCAAAGTAGTCGCTCCAACTGCAATTGGGTCAATCACAATATTTACATCGTTCACACCGTCTAAATCGGATGGGTCAAAGTCTAATTGATTTGATGTAATGTAAATCATTCGCTCCATTTCTAGCAAGTCAGAAAATTGCATCAATTGCGTTTGCATCGATGGATTGTTTCCTTCTTTACCTTTGTAAGTTCCTGTAAAAAGCATCTTTAAACCAAAACCTTTGACTTCTCCACCTTTTGTGCGGGTAAAGATTTTGTTTCCTGCCACGTCATAAAACGCTACATTGTAATTGTCTTTTCCATTTAAAGTTCTTAATGCTTTCCAATTGACCACCCCGTTGTTTAAAACGCCTGTAAATTCCGTTGGCAATTCTCCCGTAACTTGTTTAAATCCTGAACCTTCAACCGTATTAACGTTTGGATCTGGCGTATTTTGCGTGAAACTTTCGTAACCTTTTACGATTACTAAATTTCCAAGTTGCTGTTGCTCCTTTACATATTCCAAATCTTGAGCGTCTGAATATCGGAAACTTTTAGCGGAAAACTCCACCGTTTCGATTCTGTCCCAGTCAAACGGACAACCCGCCAAACCCGTTCCTTTTACGTCTCCCGCATCGCACGCGACAACGTCTAATTGTGCTAATAAATCTGATAATGCCATTTTATTTGATGTATTTATTTATTTTTAAAAATTCAATTTCTTTTTTATTGTTTAGCAAAATAGTTTCGCTTTGGTTATAAACCTTTTCTCTTGTGAATTGCTTAAGTACTTTAAACTCAATCAATTTCGTTTCTACTTTTTTTTCTTTCACTTTTTTATACATTTACGATTAATTCATCACTAAATGCGGAATAATTTCCGCTACTATCTTTTAATCTGGATTTTACTAGGTAAGTGCCTTCTGTTATTCCATCAACTCGCACACCTCTAAATCCTAACATATTAGTCAACAATGCTCCAAAATAATCTTTGTATAAAACATACACATTGCCTGTAACGGGACCATTTAGCCAAACTTCATACCTTAAAATTGTTCCCATAAACGCTAACAAGTTGTTTCCGAAAATAAAGCTTTTAAAAGGTGCAAATTGTGGAGGATTAATGTCGCTTACCGTTGCATTAATTGGCGCTTGAATAGTGTTTATATCATGTTGAACTACTTTTATAAAACTACCTATTTCAGTCATTCCGCAATTGTTTTCAGCTTGAAATCCAAAAGCAAAAACCACATCTGTAAGTACTGTTGGTGTAAAAGTTACCAATCCAGTTGTCTCATCAATGACTAAACCTTCCAATGGTTCGGTTAAAAATGGAACTCGAATACCGTATGATGTCGGATTACGGCTTGCTACTATTTGAAAAGAAGCCGTTTGACCTACTGTTACAAATATTGCATTTGTAAATTGATTGTCTGCAAAAGGAGTTATTACTGGCACTAAACACGGTGGCTCTGTTGGATCAACTTCCCCCCCCCCTTCATTTGGTGGGTTTATTACTGTGGAATCAAATCCTTTAAACTTAATTGTATTAATGCATTTCGGCTGTCCATTTGCTTTCTCCTCAAATCTAATCGTAATATCTAAAACAATCACATTTGAAAAATCAGTTACTTTGGTCAAGTCTTCCTCTGTATAGTTTGCTTCTTTTCTTTGCGTAAAATCCCCTACAATTGCAGTTACACCGCTCTTTTCAAGTGCTGTAATTACATTTTTTAACAAAGGATTTAATACGTTTTCAAATTCAGTATTCCAAACCGTTGGATTTCTATTTGTAACTACCTTACTTTCTTTTACCAGAAGCAATCTACAAACCCTTGTTAAAGAATGATTATATCGGTTTACGGTTTCCTCTCCCGATGTTAACCAAATCAAAGGGTACTTATTTCCTGCAATGGTTTTTAAAAACAAAATTAAGTCGGCTTGATCTCCCCATTCATACCTTATTGGAAAATCTTTGTCGTTGCTATCTTTGTAGACTGGCAACTGCAAAAATATTTCTTTTAGTATATTTTCTGAAACTATCATATTCCTATCTGATTTTTAAATTCAAATATTTTAGGATTTCTGTTTAAGTAAATTGGATTATCATAAATAAATTTTAACAAAGAATGGTCTCTTAATTCATCATTAAAATCAAAAACGGTTGTGTACGAATGATAAACATAGTCATTTGCGCCTTGATACTCCCTTACAAATTCATTCCAAACCCTTACAATTCTTTGCGTAGGATTAACGCCCGTCGCTCCCTTTGGCAATGCCTTAACGTCTCCAACTCCTGCCATATAACTAACTTCATCTACTAAAAAATGATAATAAACATAGTCAGCTAACAATGATTGTTTTGATGTGCCTAAACTGTAAACAAGTCCTTTCCAATTGCCTTTGCCGTTTACTAAATCTATCCATTTTTGCGGAATTTCTGTTGTAACAACGGGGAAAATTCCATTTACTAAATAGCTTTCAAGTTCGGTTATTTCGGCTTTTGTTAAGAACATACGTAAAAACAAACGACAATTTTCGTCAATCAATAACTCTAAATTAGCAAAAGTTTTGCTATCTGCTTCATCCAAATTTGGAATTGCACGGCTTTTAGATTGAAAATAACTGTCGTTTATTATGTACATATTTTTTTATTCAGTTTCAGTTACTTCTGTTTCTTTTGATGCATTCTTTTTTGCATCCGCTTTCGCTTTGGCTTTTTCCTTTGCTTCCGCTTTAAAAAAAGCATCTTGTTCAGTAGAAAACTTTGCCACTTTCTCATCGCTTACCAAAGAAAATGCCGTAGAACGAACAAAACAATGTTTATCGCCTTTTTTGAAAATCTCACAATCTTCTGTAAAAACTACTTCTACGTGATTTGCTTTCATCTTCTTAAGTTGCTAATGTTGCTAATGCAGTTGTGATGTTAGTCACTTTCAAGAATCCTGAACGGTCTCCATTTTTAACCAATAAAAGCATTCTTTTTCTAGCTTTTAAAGTCATTTCATCTTCTACAAATTGATTTCCTGTCATTCCTTCTGAAATAGTAACACCGCCCATTTCGTAGATTCTTGCATAACGTCTGTCTCCAACGATTAAAACATTATCTGGCATATTGTTATCTTCGATAATAACCAATGCACCAACGTTTTCTACGTCTTTAAATGTATAGTTGTTGTTCAAGTCTTTGTCTAATTGCAAACGGTCTAAAGTGTTTGCATTCATCAAAACCATATCTGGAGAATATTTAGAACCTCTATTGAAAACAATTGCAGTTCTTACTTTCTTTACCAAATCGTAAATGTTTGCTCCAGGAATTCCGCTTGCTGCTGGCACGAATGCTGGCACAGTTGCAACCAATCCTAAAAGCGTTACGCCTGTTCCGGGTCCGTTAATTAATTGGTTATCAATTACCGTATTTACGTTTGTTTCTAAAAATAATCTCAACTCGCCTGCTGCTTGTACTTCATCTTCAAAGAATTCCTCTGTTACGGGCAAAGTATCGCCAATTTTTTGAAGAGTTGCGGTGTAGTCTTTGTATTTTGCAGTACTTTCTGGAAATGCTGCGCCTTCTGCAACACTTGTGGCGGCTCTTACCGTTGTTGCTTCGTCCCAATCGCGGTATTTAATTACACCATTGTGGTTTCCAATTCCTACCTGAACTTTTGGCAAAACGTCATAAAGGCTTCTTTTTTTTACTCCTAATTGAGTAATTTCGTTTAATGCCAAATAATTTAGGTTCGGGTCAATTGACGCTCTGTTTGAAAGTGCTTTTAATTCAACTGATCCTTGACCGCCTTTACCAATTTTGATTAATGCATCTTTGTTATCAATTAATTCTTTTGACAAAGTTTCAAACGGTGTCAACTTTATTGCAGTTGACTTTTCTTGCAATTGTTTAATGATTTCGTTTGCATCATTTAACGACTTGTTAATCGGCTCTAATGCTAATTTAATAGCTGCTTTTTGCAATTCTTGCTCGTGTGCCTTCATTTCTGTTTGGTAGGTTGAAAATTCAACGCCTTCCATTTTATCAACCTCTTCTGCTGATTTGTAAGTAAATTTCATTTTTTTACGTGTGTTTGATTAATACCTTCTTTTTGTTTTTTGAGTGATTATAATAATCGGCTCTATTGTTTTTTCAAGTGCTTTTGCGGCTTGAATCATTCCTGTACTGTCGTTGCTTCCAAATAAAACTAAACTTGATTCCCGAACGTTTTTAGCTTCTGATACGGTAAAGAAATACAATATTTCATCTTCAAAATCTTCTTTATTTGCAATTAAGTCAATGTTGTCTAAATAAGTTTTTAATTCGGCTTCATCTCCTTTAACGGTGCTTTTCATTGCCAAACCGATATTGACGTACTGCATTCTTACTGATGCTTCTATATTGCCTTCTAAAAATTCTTTGTAAGATTCTCGAACTTTTGCTTTTGCGATTTTATAAATTAAAACTTCTGTTTCGCCTTTGTAAGTTTTTCCAATTGCAGAAAATGGCAATATTTGAGTAAATATTTCAATATCTTCTTTTTGCGCAATAGTTGATAATAATTTCAATTCGTGATCGGCAACTAAATAATTCTTTCCCTGTTGCTCTTTAACGGTTTTATTCCAAATGCCTTTTAAATGCAAATCTTTATGACTGTCTAAAATATTAGTGCTATTTACTGCAACGTAATAAAAACTATCATCTACCTCAAAATCCTTTATTGCTTCCAAACCTTTAGCAATTGTGATTGACTTTGAAATTAACGTGTTCCCTTTATCGCACGACTTTTGAATTTGCGATTTTTTTTCTGCCAAAATTAATTCCTTATTTGCTTTTAATTCTGCAAATAACAATTCTTTTGTTTCAAAGCTTTTATTAAGTTCAGTGCAATTTATCATTTTTTTATTTCTTTACCGTTTTTTAATTGGTTTTCTTTTGCCTTTTTCATCTTCAACGCTTCTTGCTTTTGTTGTATTTTTTCGAGTTCCTGACGTGTTAATTTAGTTGACATAGGACAAAGATAATTAAATATTATTATTTGTAGGTATTTTTTTTAAACCTTCATAATCAAGAAATGAAAAATTAGTTTCGAGCATTGCGTTAATTTCTTCTAATTTAACGCCTGCTTTCATTAATTCAATTAACGCGCTGGCTTTTAACTTTTGATTGTTTATTTGTTCTTTCTCAAATATTTTCATAAACATTAAATGATTCCAAGACATTCTAATATCCTGAAAATCAAATTGAGATTCAAACCAGTCCGTCAACTTTTGAGCTTTTGGCTTTTCGCAATATTCAATTAGTCTGGCCATTGCTTTTTCCTGATTTTCATAAGTTGAACCTCGCAAAGATGTTTCTAAAATGTCGCGCGGAATATTAAACATTGAGCCGAACATAAAGAAGTCTGCAACAAAACTTTCATCAAGTTTAAGTTTTCCCATATCCTCAACAAATCGCTTAATGTCAATCATTGACTTTACCGCGTGTATTGATTTATTAGAAAGTACTTTCTGTTCAATACTTTGCTTTTCATCTTCACTCATTGGAATGTTAGCAAAATCTGTTTTAGATGGGTCTGCTTTTCCTGCAACCATAAAGCGCCCCGCCAAAAATAAATTAATTCCTTTTGCATCAAGTGCGAGTTCGGAATTGTTTATAACCTTATAGAGTGCGTCAATCCTTGAAATTCCTGTTAATGGATTTGATTTTCCCGCGCTTGTTAAATCATGAAAAAAAGTAAGTTCTTTTAATTTAATTTCTTTTGATTCTCCATTGTCAAATTGATAGGTAATTGAACCCTCTAAAACTTCATTGTAGGTTAGACTTGAAAATATAAACTTTTGCAGTTTACGAATTAAAGTATCATTGTAAACTATGTTTGCTGGGTTTAAGAATTGCAGCGAAGTATTAGCGATATTCTTTGAATTATCAGGATTGTATAAAATCGCAGTGCCGTAAATATTTAACCAAAATTTATAATCCCAAAAAAATTGAGTATAGGATTGCATTAAATTAGGTTTTTTTTTAATTGAGTACAAAAAATCTTCCTCAATTAATTTTCCTTCTTTGTATTCGCATACTTTTCCAAGCGAAAATATGTCGCAATCCATAGAAATAACTTTTAATAATGCGGGATTATCACATACTTTTTTTATCTTTTCCCTATCTGGTATTCTATTAGCTAAACCCCCAATGCTGTCAAATAAGCTATAAAATATATTGCCGTCTTTGTCAAATTCAAAGGCGCGTTTCTGTCTGTTTCCAAAACCAAAGCTAAAATTAAAAGCCATTTAATAAAGTTTTATAATGCAAATATATTATTTTTTTTCGAAATGTCGCCTTAAATATCTTTTAGGGTCTAATAAATCATCAAACGCCTTTATGACTTCATCATCAACAACCCCTAAACGGTCGTTTGCATAAGCGTAATTTCTAAACTCTAAATCAATGCCTTTTGATTCTTCAGTATAAAAAACGTTTGTGTTTTGCAGTAGTGTAATTCCTGCCATAACCGAACCAGCTGGTTTGTCAATTCCATAAGCATAACTCCAGCCGTATGATTTAAGTAACGAAATATTGTCTGGTCTTGCTGAATCACAAACCACATAAGCATCTTTTGGAATCCCTAATTTTGTACAAATATAAATAATAATTCCACCCATTTGATTCATCAGCATAGTCTCCATGGGGTCAAGCGATGCAAGTAATTCGTTTTCACTGAAATAGTTTAATTCGTGAGAATACATTGTATTTGTGTAGCGGTCAAATTTACTTTCTAAAATTCCCATTTTATGGTTTTTACCCCAATCAATTCCGTAAACGGGTCTTAATGGAATTTTTAAATATTCTGCATAAGTATTCCGAGACCAGTTATTAAACACTCTACCTTCTACTGCCTCTGTCCATCCACCTAAAACAATTTGATTGTATCTTTTTTCATTTGTTAATAAAAGTTGCTGATAATAGACTTTTATATTATTTGCAATATACTCTTTTGGCACGTCTAAATAAGAAGTATGTATGTAGCAAACATTATCTTTAATTCCGTTGAATCCTGCTTCAATGTTTTTTTCTGAATAAAAGTGCCTAAATATCCAGTGATGCACACTAGCGGGATTCAATAATAAAAAAGTTAAGTTCCTTTTGTCTTTGCTTCTAATTGATAAAAAAACCTTTTCGTATGTTTCATAATCTGGCAACTCTTCTGCTTCATCGACTACAAAAACATTGAATCCTGACAATGATTTTAAGTTTGCCGTTTGTGCTTTTGAACCTGTTTTTATTCCTTTAAAAGCTATTCTATTAGTGCCGTGTTCTATATGGGTGTTTGTTGAAACTACTTTATTTTCGTATTGCAAAAGTTCTATTTTGTCGTCAACTTCTGGTTTAATTGAATCGACAACCGATGCATTAGTAAATCTAGTATAAAGTACATTCCATCCCTTTTCTACCAATCCCATCAACGAAAGTAACGCAATAGCAAACGATTTTGCAGACGAACGCCCACCCGTCAATATCACTGTATCAACGTTTGGGTGTTTGTCGTTTAATAATTGAAAAAGTACTTGGTATTTTTTGGAAAATTTAATCATCGCTTTGCGGGTCTTCCAAAAATATAATTGTAGGAGGTGTGCTGTTTATTTCTCCACTATGCTTGTTTTCGTTATGCTGCACAGATTTACCAGCGTACCTATCAAGTACTTCTTTGATAGCGTTCATATCGCCCTTTACTGCCATTGTAGTAAGCTTATTTATTATTGCAGTAAGTTTGTCTACACCTCCACTTTCGGTCTGTAATTCAGCCGTTAAAACCTCTTTAAGAAGTTTTGTTTTGGGTGCGCCTTTAGGATTTCCGCTAACTCCTTTCGGAAATGGTTTTAAATTTTGGTTATTTGCCATTGCTTCACTGTTACTTCAC